CTCCCTTTTAGAGAGCCCCCCGGTGCTTTACTGCCGCTGAGTACGTACATTTGTATGTACTTATCCACTATGGGTTGCATTTCTAGCAGTGCAAATGTCTTGCACCCATCCATAATAGATTACCGTAAGGACAGATCCATGGCTGGATATTCTACAACTTCTCGTCTATTGGGTAAGGTATCCCCCTTAATAAAAATCGGGGACCCTTACAATATAGATCTGAATTATAGTGATATCCTGTGTAATCAAACGACCACCAGTTATCGAACTGGTGGGTTAGAGGACCTAAGGAATCATACTTCTGGAGAGATCATTCGCGATGCGATTGATTCTAACAGATTTTTGAAACCCTACGATTCTGGTCATACCTTTAATACGGTTAAGCATTCTATCCGTGGGAATACTCTCGAAACTCAAACAGTTACCGTTCCGAAAACTAAGCGAAAGCCTAGTTATCGTACTGAGCAACTCTTGGGCGCCAAGCAGTATTCTATGCGGACGGATCTTTTGCCGTCTATGGGTATACGTGGTAGCTTGCTACCACTTCCAGTGCACGGAACGTTTCTTGATATACCTGACGCCGATCTTTCGATCGGTACTCATCTAATCAAGAATACGAATCCCGCGCGTCCTCAGGCGAATTTGTCACAATTTGTTGGGGAACTCCTTTTGGATGTTCCACAGCTGCCACTTAGGTTCCTCGAAATGCCTGAGAGAGTCGGCACCTTTAAACAAGCTTTACGTTCTGCTGAAAAGCATAACTATGGGCATGTTGCGGGTGACGAAATTCTCAACGTCATGTTCGGTTGGGTACCTTTTGTGTCAGATATCAACAAGATAATGCGGGCGGTACTAGCATCTGATAAGATACTACGCCAGTATTATCGTGACAGCGCACCAAAATCGGTGCGACGCCGTCGTTATCTGCCTCCGCAGGTCTCTTTCGAGCAAACTAATGTTGATAACTTTAGTTACGCTAATCGAGATCAAGTCCCGATCATGGGTCTCTCCTCACTTAATGTGAGGGGTTACCCCTTTCAGGACATGTTTTACGGAAGCAGTTTTGATATGACTCTCACTACTACTGAGATAAAATCTGAGCAGTATTCCTTTAGTGGTTCCTATTCGTACCTGATAGATAAAAATCTAGAAGATAAGACGAATAGGTATGCAGCTTATGCAAACCATTTATTGGGAATCAGGCTAACACCTGATGTATTGTGGGAGCTTACACCCTGGAGCTGGCTTGTCGACTGGTGGGGTGACATTGGAGCTATTTTAGCCAATGCTACTTCACTCGGTTTCGACGGTAATGTGCTCAAGTATTGTTATCTCATGAAACACTCTGTGTTTACACGAAATTACAAGCTTGATAACGTCAACTTAATTGGAGACGGTATTCCTAACACGATCACCTCGCAGTATATTACTACGAGGAAAGAACGTGTTAAGGGCACACCTTACGGGTTTGGCGTTGATCTCTCTGGATTATCAGACGATCAGTGGGCCATATTGGCGGCCATTGGGTTAACCCAAGGCTCGTCCAAGCATCTGCGAGAATAGGCATAATCTAGCCTTCTCGTTGTAAGACACGTGGATGAATCCTCATTCATGTGATAATTTAATCAACAATTAAATAAGGAACGCGCTATGGCATTCTCTGATC